CTATCATAGTTACTAATAATATGTTTGCAACTAATGCAAACCATGCATTTGTCATTAGTTCATCATTTAATAGTGAAGTTCTTCTTTTTAATCTCTTTCTATAACTACTCATCTTTTTACCCTTTAATCAATTTATAAATACATCGTAATGTACTTAATCAATTGCTTATACCTAAGAAGCTCTAACTCTCAGGTCGCTTTATAGTCTTATGTTAAAAGCTAGACTAACTTATTATTTGGCTCAAGTCAAAGCCCGCAGGGATAAATTCCACCCTTATAAAGAGGAAGCGATAAACGCTATCCTTCTTCCTCTTTCTTGTCACCATTATGACATCATTGTATAACACTGTCAAGCAATAACATAGGCTAGCAGCTATAAATTAAGTAAGTGTATCATTTGGTAACATATTATATTGAATATGCTTTCTATGGCTAAAACTATCATTAGAGCTACTATCATGTCATTGTAGTTGGTTCAATCAGTAGTGGCTCTATTTGGTGCATTAAATAGGATATTAGAATCAATGTAATGAAATGGAATTGACAACAACTGAAAGGCGTTAGCTGCTTTAATTGTTATCCAATACATTTGTAGACGTTGAAATCATAAGCTAGTAGAAACATAAACAAATAAGATTAAAAATAAATAAATACATAATACAATACATAACTAAAACAAATAAAACCAAAGCTGCTACTGAGAGAGAAAAAACAACTATATAACATGAAAAAACAGTTAATTATGGTAGGCTATGGGGGAAACGGGGAACTTCTAAACGGGGGAATAGTGTAGTTCAGATGCATTATCGTTTTTCAAACTAACCTTAAACGAACCTTCAGCATCAATTGCTATACTGCTATCAAAAGGATTAGCATGATTGATATGATTGTTGGGTGCAGGACTGATATGCCAGATGGAGATAATAAATATTTCTTGGTTGAGATGGAGGCTAATGATTATATATATGAGGATATGGCTGAAGAGTTGGCTCAGTTCTTAAACGAGAACCAATTAGAGATTGTTGATGCTGCTGTATTTGTTATGGATGCTTATAGTGGTGATATTATTTGGGATACAGGAGAGTGAGTGGCTCCAATGCGAAGCATTGTCACTGTGTCTGTTGATGGAGATTGCTTTTGCAACTACAAACAGACCTTTACCACCATGTACGAGGTTATCCCGCTCTTGAGAGCTTATCTAAATAATATAGTCTTGTCAAGAAACCGCTTGGTTTGTAAGTTGAAGAGATAAGTTTATGATAGAATGTTGACGTGGCTCTGATTCGTTATCCACAGTTCACAACTCTTTGATGCTCTTGGTTCTTCTCATCTTCTCCAACTCCTTACTACGTTCCTTCGGGTTCGTAGTTCTTGTAGTCGATATTGCTGAAGTATCTAAACGTCTGGACTCTTTTGCCTTCAACGTGCAATACTTCTAATATCTTGTCCTTATTCTTCACACATAACTTGTAATCCATCTTGTAATATTTATTGTCTAGTATGTTGTTTAGCTTTGCCAACCCTAGCATTGCATCATGACAAGCTTTATAGATATGACCCACTATGTTGTATGGTTCATGGTTGAATCTTTCTGGGTATTCAAGATAGTAAGCATAGATAATACCAGCAGATTTTGTTATGTTTGCTGCTAAATTAGGTCTTATCTCCATGAGCTTACTATATATATGTCTGTGTTCGTGGCTTTCTGACATAAACATATTGTGTATAAATGAAACACTGTCTTTGGTCGGTAGATTCTTCTTTGGATATTTAAACCCATTGGTTTTTAATAGTCTCGTGTGAGGTGAATGATAATCAAATAGTTGCAAAGTTTCTCCTTTATGCTATAATTTTCCTTATTTAAAGGATAATGTATGCTAGAAGTTGATTATACCACATACGATTTAGGCAAATATGGGCTTCCAGAGGACGTTGGTGAGTTAATCAAGCTCTTGCAAGCTAAGTTTCCTGACACTCTACCAGACCAAGTTATACCTATAGAAGAGTTAGCTGAACTTGTTGGCGAGCAGAACATCATTAGATTTTTAATCATGAACTATAGGAGAACATAATGGGTTTTGGTTTAGCAGCATTTTTAATATCATCAGCAATCGGCATTGGCTCAGATATAGTAGGCTCACAAAAGGAGGAGGAAGAGGAAGCAAGGCTCAAGCGTGAGGAAGAGCTTCTTAATAATACTTCAGTAGAGGACATCCCAGATGACCCTACAGCTAAACTAGAAGCTGGTGCGAAGCGAGACGAGTTGAGCCAATCACTGTCAATGTTCGCAATCAAGAGAGACGTTACTGCTCCTACAGCAGCTACTCCACAACAAAACCCACTACAAATACCTCAAGGATAAGCAATGAGCCTAAAAGAAGATTACAATAAGATAGCTACATCTGACAGGTCTGACTACGAGACAAGAGCAGAAGATTATGCAAAGATGACGATACCAAGTATCTTTGTTGAAGAGTCTCATGGCAAAGGTTCTGATTATGAATCTAACTATGGTCAATCATTAGGTGGACGACTAATCTATGGCTTCTGTTCTAAGATGGCATTGACATTGGTTCCACCATCTTCATCATCATTTAAACTTGTGCCAGATGCAGAAGCAACTCAAGTTATTACTGAAGGCAATGAAGAGATGAATGATGAGGTGGCGAACCAATTCTCTCAAAGTAGCTACGACATTAATAATGAGATTGAAGCTCAAGACATTCGACTTGGAGCGTTACAGTTTCTTATGCACTTAACAGTTGTTGGCTCATGCGTAATAGAGAAACTGCCCAAGGATGGAATCAAGGTTCACACGCTAAAGAATTTCGTTGTAAAACTCAATAAGAAATTCGATGCAACAATGATTATCCTAAAAGAAACACTCACCAAGCAGGGTCTACCAGCAGATATTGCTCCCTCTGAGGAAAAAGAAGAGTATGAACTTTACACTATGATTACTTTATCAGAAGAGTCAACTAAGGAAAAGAAACAGTGGGTAGTGACTCAGGAACTTGAAGGTCAGCCAGTAGGGAAAGAGCAGAAGCATGATGACGACTCAGTACCATTCCAGTATCTAGGTTGGTTCGCTTCTGATGGAGACAAGTTTCACCGCCCAATGGTAGAGATGTATTATGATGACCTTGTAGCTTACAATGATTTGAATGATGTACTAACCAAGGGTGCAATCATCTCGTCTAAGAATATAACTTTTGTTGATGAGAAGCGTGGGCGTACACGAAAGTCAACTGTAGAGAAAGCAGCAAATGGTGATATTGTTGATGGTAGTGCGGATGATGTAACATCATTCCAGCATGGCAAGCAGTACGACTATCAGGTAGCTGAGAATCGCATGGCTGCACTAAAGTCTGACCTTGAGGCTGACTTCTTATCTAATAAGTCCATCAGTCGTGATGCAGAACGTGTTACAGCTAGAGAGATTCAGATGATGGCTAACGAATTAGAGACAACTCAGACTGGTATGTATTCAATGCTGTCAAAGAAGTTCTCTAAGCGTAATGTAATATGGATTATGAAAGAATTGAAGATTAAGTTTGAAGCAGTAGATGTTAAAGTCATTGCTGGACTTGATGCTTTAGGTAAATCGTTTGAGGCTCAGAAGTTTGATGAGTATATCTCACGAATGACTAACCTTCAGATGCTTCATGTACTCAAGCCTAAAGAGATTAGTAGACGTTATGCAGAGTATTATGGTATAAATACGAACAACCTTGTTAAGTCACAGGCTGAAATTGATGCAGAGAAGCAAGCACAAGAGGAAGCTATGGCTAAAGAGAAGATGATGGATGCAGGTGCAGCCAACATGACTAAACAATAATCTTATAAAGGAGGACACTATGGCAGAAACAACAAAAAAACCTGAAAAAGTAATGAAGAAAACAGAGGCGACTAAGGCAGCAGTGCAAGTCAAACAACCAGAGAAAGCAAAATAAGGAGATAAAATGAAAGAAGAAGATTTAGAACTATTCGAGAGCATTGAAGATTTGTTAGCACAAGGCAAAGAAAAGAAAGAAATTCAAGAGGCATTAGAAATCACTCCACAGAAATATGGAATGGTGCTTAAAGCAGGTAAGGCTCTAAGCGATGCAGGTACGGAAGTTACTACCTCAGATGCAGTAACGTATGATGCAACTGATGCTGTGCTTGTGAATGAAAAGGGATACTCTGATAAGGTTAAAGTAGAGACAGCTAAAGAGTATCGTGAACGTCACGAGAAGGCTGGCACTCCATTTGGTCGCAAAAAGGGAACCAAGACTAAGTTGACTCCTGAAGAGTTGCGTATCCTTATTACCGAGCGTTGGACTGAGAAGGACATCATGGCTAAACATGGTATTACCACTGAAGAGCTTGGCAAGGTAGCTATGGCACTGTCTCGCATGGAACGTGATAGCAAAGTACAGATTGAGAGAGGATAGTCATGGCTGATATAGAAGGCGTACCAGAAGCAACTAGCGGTGAAGGTGGAGTAGAAGCTCCTATTGTGAACACTGACCTGCCTTCAGATAAAGGCAATGCGTTTGCTGGGTTCTCTGATGACTTTGTATCCGCAAACACTCATGAGAATGGTTTGTTCTTAGGTCGCTACAAGGATGGTGATGCTTTCCTTGAGGCGTACAAGACTTCTAGTGCTGCCGCAGCTCGTTTAGGTAATGAGAATAAGCAGTTGAGAGAAGGAACCACTAAAGATGCTCAAGCAGAGAAAGCTGCCGCAGAGTTAGCTCAAAAGAACTTAGCTGCAAAACAAGAGATTCTTCCTGAGATTCTCAACAACAATATGCAATTCAATGATGAGTTGGTTCAAAAGATTACAGATGCAGGTCTTGACATCAATGAGCTAAAAGTCAGTGCGTATGAAGCTAGAGAGAAGATTTCTGCTGCTCAAAGTTTAGTAGGTGGTTCAGAAGAATATATTGCTATGGTCAATTGGGCTAAAGATAATATCACTCCTGCACAGCAAGAAGCTTTTAACAATGACGTAGCTGGCTCAATGAGTGAATTTGCAGTTAAAGGTTTGTATGCTCACTATAAAGAAGCATCAGCTAATCAAGAGCAGAGCCAAGAACGTATTTATGGTGATGGTCAGCCTCGTAGTGTTGGTGGATATACTAGCCAGCAGGACATGATTGCTGACAGAACGTATATTCAGCGTAACCCACAAGACAAAGCTGCCGCTGAAAAACACAGACAGATGTTAAGTAAGACAGACCCAAAAGTATTGGGAATGAGATAGACTTGACATTCTCATTATCATAAGGTAATATTTTAAGATAATGTTTTGAGGATTGGCTTTGCCGTCAATCTTTGAGAGATACTAATAAACAGACATTCCGCAATACCGTTGATTGTCTATCCAGTTTAGTTTCACCTTGTCGGAACCAGCCCAAGACATAACAAACAAACAACAAAAGGATAGACAATGGCATATACAGGTGCAGGTACTATTAATACAGGTACAACTTCAACTTCAGATTTAAGTCGTGACGTACAGTTAGATGTTTTAGCATCTTTTCAACGCTCATTAGTTTTCGCTCAGTTACTTTACAAGAAACAAGTTCCAGATGGTGCTTCAGGTGCACAGTTTATCATTGAAGGTAAAGAGGATGATGCAGATACAGGTTTAGCAACATATACTGCTGGTAATCAGGTTGACATCACAAATGGTACTCAGGATGAGCGTCTTATCGCACTTGATAGACCTTTCTATCAAGCACGTCGTATTGACCGTTGGGATGCAGCAATTGCAAACTACGATTCAATCGGTATGAATGTTCGTCAGATGGGTGCTAAACTTGGTGCTTCTATTGACCGTAAGGCAGCAGCAGCAGTTGAAGCAGCTTCATTAGCAACTGGTTTAGCTAACAATGGTAATGGTGTTGTTGTAACAAACACAGCTCTTCCAGGTGGATTAGCAGCAGGTACTACAGCAGTAGCTCATGGTAATGAAATTGCAGAGTCAATCTTTGCTTCAGTTGCAGCTATTCGTGACAATGATGATGAAGGCGATGTTTACATCGTTATGAACCCAACTAACTACAGCTACTTGGTTCAGTCTGATAGAGCAGTTAACGCTGACTTTACAAACGGTAACGGTGGCTTTGATACTGGTATGGTTAAAACAGTTGGTGGTGCTTATGTATTCCAATCAAACAACGTGCCAGCAACAGCAGGTTTAATCGCTCTAGCGTTTACTGAGCAAGCAGCAGGTATTGCAGAACTATGGGGAGTACAGTCTAAGATTGGTGAGCAGCAGGAATTTCTTGATGCTAAACTACTTACAGCATACTACTCAAATGGTATGGGTGTTCTTAGAGCTAACTCAGCAGTATCTATCAAAAATGTCTGATTAGATTTAAGCATAGATTAAGCCATACCGTTATATCATCTCTCAAAGGAGATGAGTATGGAAAAGATATGTACAGAGTGCAATTTAGAACTCCCTATGACAGTGGAGTTCTTTGCATATAGAGACAACGGTATTTTTAGAAGACAATGCAGAAAGTGCATTAATAAGAAATACAACGATAGACAAGCTGAGAAGCTAAAAGATAAGCGTGAAGCTAGAGCTAAGGCTTTAGATGAAGAACGTGTGTTATTTAACAATGGATACAAAGTTTGTTCTCGCTGTAATCAACAACAGTTAGTTAAAAACTTCAATGCAAACATTAATGGTAGATTCAAACTGGAGTCTACTTGCAAAAATTGTAAGTCTCACGCTAAGTCTAAGAGACTTAAAGAAAATAAGCCAATGCGTAAATGCAGGGTCTGTGGACTAGAAGCTTGGAAGCCTATAGAATTGGAATCGTTTGCTAAGGCTGGAAAAGGAAATAAGTTTGGAAGATTTAATTTGTGCAAGAATTGTCACAATAAGTCAGAGTTAACAATCTCTAACAACAATTCCCTAGCTAAGAGATGTAAGAAGTTTGGAATAACTGTTGAGCAGTACGAGCAAATGGTGTCTATTCAGAATAACTCATGTGCTATATGCAAAAAGCACAAAGATGACTTCATAGGTCGAGGGAAA